CGATCATCATCGATCATCACGCCAACATGCGATTTCGATCCGTCCTGGCGCTTCAGCATGACGCCAACACCTGGCGCACACTCCACACGACGCCAGCCAGGTGCGCCCTCAGTCAGGATGCGATCCTGTTCTTCGACAGAACTGCCATAGAGAACATCAGGAACCACCACACCACGACGCCGGAACACTTCCATAAGCAGGCCATAACAATCGAACTTCTCGGGACCACGACAGCGGTGCTCGTATTCAACGCCAACGAGATCAAACCAGCAGCGTGTGTCCAGCTTCACCACGTCGGCACCCTGATACCTGGGAAGCCACCGAAGCGCAGAGCGTTAGCGTGCGCCTGGCATCCGTTTGGACCGTTCAATGTGAAGTCACAGGATGGATTGGTGCCTGTGTAGCCACACTCGACACCCTTGTATTGCCAGAAGCACCGATCCCGATACTGAAGACGGGGAGGCCAACGAAGCTCCAGGGGGTTCTCGGCACCCATGGTGAACTGAATGGTGTAGTCGGAAGCGTTCGCCTTGGCTGAGATGATCCTGAAGTTCTCATCGAACTCAGGTGGATTATCCTGCACCGACGAGTTGACGATTATAAACCGCACGTTGGATCCCATGATGCCGCCGTAAGCCTGCATGCGCGGCTGGATCACGTTCAGGAAGTCCCGGAACAAGAGACTGACGGATGGCACCTTGTCCTGCTCGAAGGTGACATCGATCTCGAATTCGACCGGCGTATAGGTGTTGCCCTGCCAAACGAACGTTTCGTTGTTCGACGCCAGATACAGGGTCTCAATCAAGCCGCCCGTCGTGGTGTCGGTAATCGAGACCTCAAGCAGCGGTATATAGGCTACGGTGCTGGAGATCTTGTGCTTGTCGAGCGCAGTGGCAATGGTGGAATGGTAAGGCATGTCAGTGCTTACTTATACGGTCTGCAATTGAAGATCGTTAATATCCCAGTGATGGTGTCCGCCCATCCCGACATACTGTGCTTTATATGGCTTCAGAAAACGAACTTGCAACGTCACGTTGGATGTCGGATGTGTATAGGAAAATTGAAGTGAGCCGCCACGCATCGAGGTGTAATATGCATCCAACAGTTGATAGTCTGCCTCGGTGATGTAGGTGAAGCCGGTGGTGATGACCCTGCCTGGGTCTCTGGTAAAGCGAGGGCGCGACAGATATACGCCACCTTCTGTCTGGTATTGGATCGACGAATCAACGCGCTCGTCGATGAACTTCGAGGAGTCCTCGCGGGCAACCATACCGGCGGTGATGAGATCAGGGAACGGCATCACTTAATACCCCGAATTGCGTCGCGCAGCGGGCCAGGCGCCTGCACGTTTCTGACAACGATATCGACAACCATTTGTTCTCCATCCATACGTGGTGTGCCCGCAGTTGCTGTGATGGCTTGGGATGTCTGGTTCTGAACGTTGAGCGTGACAGGAGGGGCTGCCCCAAGCGGCGTGGCAGCATTGGCAGCAGCGCCATAGAGCGGAGAAGGCGCTACATTCTGAAGGGAAGCCGGCGAGCTGGCGAACTGATTGGCAGCCTGCACCAACGCCTGGAGGGATTGCTCAACAAAGGCGTAGTTGTGATTGAGGTTCCCGATCGCTCCCATCTGCCCAGAGGTGAAAACACCCTCGCCCTTCTGGAGGACAGCGGGCACCTCGTCAGACTGAAGATAGGCGCCAGAGTGGAACCGCGGTGCGGCAGCAAAGATGCTGGATGGCATCAAGCGCGAGAAGGTTGCTTCCGACCCGACCATGCCGCCTGAGTGATAGGCGGTGCCGATGTTTTGGGGATTGGGTGTGACTCCGGCATTCCAATTGGTGCTACCGCTACTGCTGCCGCCACCCGGCAGTAAGCCCTTTACGAAATCAGTCAACCCGGATGTAGCGGAACTAAGCGAACTGGCAACTGGAGCCAGCGCCGCTTTGAGTTGGATCCTGACGAGCTCCTGAATTGCCCAGTTCGCGAAGTCCGTCCACTTCGCCTTACCTGTCGTGAGCTGTTGAGTGAGATCGTCAACGAAGGTGTTCAGAGCGGTAGCACCATACTGCGTGATCGCCGAACCAACATCCTTCCAGTCGCGCGCCAGCTTTTGTAGACCATCCGCGGTCTTCTGGTTCAGCTCTTCGCGCTTGGCGTTAATGTAGCTCGCCAAATTGTCTTCGAGCTGCTTGCGCTCGTCAGCGTCCTTCACATAGAGCGAGATCAGCCGCTGCATCTTGTCAGCTTCCATGGCGATCTCTTCCTCGCCTGCCGCTCTGCGACCTGCGAGAGTGTCGTCGAAGCTCTTGCGGATGGTGTCTTCCGCAGTCTTGTTCGCGTCGGTGCGCTCACGGATCAGACGTAGAGCTTCCGCCCCTTCACCTGCCTGTGCTGCCGTGTTCGCTTTGGGCAGATCACGCCCAGCATTGGGACCGGCAGCTACAACGGCGACCTGTGTAGCCTGCTTGGTCCTGAAGTCGAGGATCTGTTTCTCGATATCGAGGAGCTTGCCTCGACCCAGATACTCATTCGCTTGCGCTGCACCCTGCTCAGCCTTGCTCTGCTCGCTCTGAAGGTTCTTGAGCGCTTGTTCGGACTCGCGCGCCAGCTTGAGCTGGCGGTTGGTTTCGTCGATCGCCTTGGCGTAGTCGAGGATCGAGTCCTTTGCCGCTGCGTATTTGGCGGGAGACGCTGCAATCTCGGCAGCCCACTTGGCGTATTCACTGTCTCCACCCGAGACCTGAGCCCTCAGCTCCGCGAGACGGCCCGAGAGTTGTTGAATAGCATCGGCTGAGGGGCGACCTGCGGCGGTTGCCGCCCTGTTCTCGCGGTTGGCGTAAGCGTAGTTCTCGTCGGCAATAGCCTGCCGATTCTGCTGTTGCGACCTGCTGATCGCTTCGGCATCTTCAGGTCTGACGTTGGAAGACAACGCCTGTCGTGACAGCGCCTGGCCTTGCGCATTCAGCCTGTTAAGCGCATCTCGATGTTGCATCTCCGCGCGCTGAGCTGGCGGCAGCGTGTTCACATAGGCGTTGTGCGCCTGCGTCGCGAGCCTATCGCCTTCAGACAAGGTTGTAGACAGGCGCTTGCGATCGATCGCATCCATCGCCTTGTCAGCTTCTTGTAGATACCCGGTGTATTGAGCGATATCCTCCAGATTGAGACTGCCGGCGAACTTCGCCAGCGCCTCGTTCATTTGGTTCTGATAGAGAGCGAAGTTGCGCTGAGCCTCGGGAAGCTGCGGGTCCGTCAGCTTGAGCGTGATGGCGTCGAGTTCCGCCGTTGCCTTGTCGAGACCAAGATCAATCTGATGCTCGGCAGCCATCGACTGCTTAAAGTTCTTGACGGCTTCTGTCGCCATATCCGCTTGCTTGGCGAGCGCAAGAAGCTGCTGACCTTCATCCGAACCAAGACCAACGAGTTGCAGCTTGCCGCCAGCACTCAGTTGTGCGGTGATCCTGGCGACATAGGTGCCGCCCTGATCTAGCTGCGCGTTGAGTTGCGCGACGTGCTGCGTGAGGTTCTGAGCCTCAGTGCTCGCCTCTTTGAGCTGCTTCTGATAGTCCTTGTCGCCTGAGTTGGTTTGAAGACGACCCTCATCCTTCAACGCTTCGTCGATCTGCTTTTTCTTGGCGTCGATCTCTTCCTGTAGACGCCGAATCACAGAAGCATGCTGCTCGGCTTGAATGTTGTCCCCTGCCGCCGCTGCCGCTTGTTCGAGGGCGACCTCCTGAGCCAAAGCCTGCTGGCGAGCGCGTAGCTCTTGGTCATATAGATCCATACGGGCTGCGGTCTGCGTAACATTCAACGCAGAAATAAGCCCTTGATCGCCTGGATCATTCTTCAGAGCATCCTCACGCATCTTCTGAATGCGCTGAGTCGCCTGTTCATAGGCGTGCTCAGAGAGCTGATCCTGTTCAGCGATCCTCCGATTGACCGCGGTGAGCTGCGAGCTCGCCATGCTGTCAATCAACTGGGTGTGGGAGTCCACCAGTTTTGCGGAGTAAACGGTGATGTCGCCATTAATCTTATCTATCTCGGATTTGATTCTAGCGGTTAGATCGGTCAGGGCCGCTTGTGCCTGCGTGCCGTTTCCGCTTCCCAGGAGGGGATTGCTTGCGATGTCGCTGGCACCAGCGATACCGGCGCGACCAAGTGCGCCGCCGACATTGCGCAGCTCATAGGTGCTCGCCTCGCCACGCTGGATCTTCTGGACGATATCCAACTGTTGCTGAAAAAGCGCTGACTTATCTCGAAGAGACTGGAGTTCCCCGCCAGCCTTGTCCTGATTGCCCTGGCTGTAGTCACCTTGAGCCAACAGCTTCAGTGCTGCGCCGGCCTCCTCCGCCGCGCCTTTGGTCTCGTGCAGACGGCTGATGATGAGCGCCAGGCCGGCAAGGATGCCGACAGGAATGGCAATGATAGCAAACCCGGTCGTCAGTGCCGCGAGAGTGCCAGCGAGGCCCGTCGCGGCGATCGTCGTCGCCTCGATCCCGGTGATCGTCGCCAGCAGCCCCGTGCCGGCGCTAATCGCGCTGGCTCCAAGTGCGCCAATACCCGACAGCACTGAACTGACCACGCCGGGGAGGCCAGTCAGCATCCCCACGAGGGTTCCTGCGCCCCCGGCGAGGCTCACAAAGGTAGACCCAAGCGCCGTCATCAGCGCTCCGATCGCCTTGGCAGCCAGCACGGCACCCAACACCTCGAAACCCCTGCCGAGAAGCTCGATATTGTTTGCCAGCGCGGGCAAAATTGGGATTAACGCTTGTGCTCCGTCTGCGATGCTCTTCAGGGCGTTATTGACCCTTATCGCGGCCCCGATCATTTCCGGCGAAGCGAGTGCCTCATTGAGTTTACCTGCACCATCGACGACCGAACGGTAGAAGCTTTGATTGGGGTCAGCTCCTTCCTGAGTGCCACCCGCTGCCAGCGCGAGACGCTTGAAGGCGGTCTCCATCTGAGCGATCTGGCCCGAGAAGGTCGCCATACGCTGAAGGGCAGCGCCGCCATATACACGATCGAACTCCGCCAGCATCTGCGTGATGGCGTTCTTGGACTCCAGCGTGCCCTTCGTCACAGCCTCATCGAGCTGCTGCACAGTCATATCCATCGACTGCGCCATGATCGCTACGGCACCGGGGATGTCCTGACCCAACTGCCTGCGCAGGTTCTGCAAGCTGATGACGCCACGACCCGCCATTTCCTGAATGGCATAGCCGGCGCGCGTCAGTCGCTGATCATCACCTCCGAACGCCGCGATAGCATCGGTAAGAGACTTCATCGATCCATTGAGGGGATCGACGCCGGCAGTCTTCAGTTTTACGAAGGTGTCTTCCAGGGCGCTGAAGCTGAATGGCGCCTGGGTGGACATCTGCATGATCTGATTGACGCTCTGCAAACCCTGTTGCAGACGTTCGACGCGCGTCGCTGCATCGGAAAAGCCAGCCAGCAATGCTGTGGTGTTTTCGACCTGGGAGTTGACCTCGACGATCTTCTCGATCCAGGAGCCGAAGACGGTGTTGAGGTTCTCGACTGCGTGACGTGCTTCACCCAGGGCGACGGTCCAGCCGATGATAGATCCGCT